ATTACCCGTGAAATCCGGGAATGGCGCCGTTGCACCAGCATTAATGGTAGTACCAGTGGTACGATCCACGAACTTACCTGGCATACGTGACCAGAAGAAAGTATCAGCTGTAGCACCCTTGACCAAATCTTCGAGAATCTCTTGATCGATCTCCAGCGCAATTTGCTCGGACAGAATACTCGTCAATTCAACCTCGGCGTCGAGATTGTGATAAGCATTTAAGTCTTGAGCCAATTCTGGCGTCCACTTAGCTTTGAGCTTTTTGGTCATCGCGGTGACTGCCACGGAATCGACACGAATGTTGATTTCGGGAATGTTCACGTTGTTTTCCAAGCCCCAGGCGATATTACCGACAACAGCTCCAAGAGCGCCGCCTGCATCGAAGTCGTCATAGACGGCCCACGTTGCATTGTGCTCTCCACTGAAAGCAGCCATCGACGCAGAAAGTTGGTCGGTTGTTTCCGAACCACTTGCCTGAATAACCACATACAAGTCCACCGGAGTGTTCGTTGTAGGGGATACGCCATCCAAGTCATCGCGAGTTAAGCGACGGGCCTGGAGACCAGGGACTACCCAACCTGCTGGTAGCTGGCTGGATTGGGGAAGCCAATCATCAAATGTGATGGTAATATAATCCTTGACGTTAAGCTGATCGGGAGGCGACTTCGCGGTAGCACTAGTCGTTGACAGATCGCCAGTAAACTGACCAAGAGCCATAAGACCAACTGCTACGTTAGATCCCGAAAGGTCGGGGTCAAAACGAACTAGTCCGTCACCGAGAGTCGCATAAAGCGCGCCGTTGTTCATAACATCCGGTAGCACACCACCACCAACAGTGGTTGAAGACCAGTTATTAGTACCAACTGTACCTGACGCAATAAGGCGAACGGTAATATCATGGGAACCAGTTGGAGAAGAATAGCCGTTATTCAAAGAATAAAAACTCTCTTCAACGAGTTCTTGAGCCAATGAGATACCACCCGTGATTTGGGAACCAACTGCTCCACCACCATATAGCGATGTACCATCTGGATAACCAAGGCGATTGCGCCTCGTTGAGTCTACCTGATCGATTGTAAAATCGAGGAAAAAGATCAGTCCGGAGGGTAAGCTCATGGGCTGAACGCTAACGAGATCGTTAGCAATTAGGCCGCCGAAAACACGGCGGACGATTGGGAATGCGACAGATGCAAAGCCCTCTACGTCTCCACCAGCCATAGTGCTGGTTTCACGAAGAAGCTCCTTTGCTTGGTTCTCAAGCAAGACTGCCATTCCATGTTGGCCTCGCTCGTCCCTGATGCCCTCCAAAAGCCCGGTGCGCTTCCATTTGTTTAAAATGGCTGCTCCGTCCTTCGAAAGATCGCGACGAACAATTCCTTCTGTTAATTTTTTTAACACTGACATTGTAAAATATCTCCTTTTTTGTTGTTAATTTTTCTTAATGCCTGCCAAGATTTGCATTCGGGACACTTCAGGACCCTCAGTTTCTCTTGGCTCTCGCCTCAAAGAAACACTAGAATTTCGTTGTAACGCTTCGCGGAGTGATTTTGGCTGCTTCCTATTATGGACGCTGCCCACAGCGCTTTGAAGAGTTTCAAAGATTACCTTTGCTTCTTCGATTGAACCGGCAGATGACAAGGATTCAACAATTTTCAATTTTTGTCGCTCATTCAGGGAGTTGTTTGTCAAAACTCGATTCGTATAAAGTAACCTTGCATTTGAAAGGTTAACTTGATCAAACTTTTCTTGAAGGCTTCGAACGGCTTTAAGCAGCTTTTTATTGGTGGAAATTAATTTTTTCCTCTCCTCTGCTAGTCGTTCGGCGGCGCTTCGTAAATCTTTTAGCTCTTCCTGCTTTGCAGTTCCAGCTATTTGAGCTAATTTTAATTGCTCTTGGTAATCCAAAATAGCATCTGGAGTAAATTTTCCAGTTCCAATACTTTGTGGATCAATGTCAACTATTAGCTCTTCTAGTAAATCATCAATATCAATTTCTATATCTTCTTCCAATGTCGCGTTAACGGGGACTGCGGAAACTTCATCATCGGGAAGACTCGGCGGTGGCCCAAGGCCGGCGCCTCCATCGTCAGGTTGGGCAACTTCGTGGGACATGGGATTTCCCATTTCATCATCAGTTAACTTGGATACAAGCTTACTAAGAGCACTTAAATCTAATTCAATTACATCAGTTTCTTTTTCCGGGGCTGCGGCATATGCGATTTCATCGGCTAGGGGAGAGTCTTCTAGTCCCCCTCCTGGCGCGTCTTCAGCGCCGTCTTCGGGGGCGCCCATCATATCCATCCCCAATCCCATTTCGTCTTCCTGTTCTAGTAAAGTTTCTACAGCTTGCCGAATATCCGGGGCATACTTTTCAATGACAGCTGCTTCAGCATTTTGAATTGCTGCCTGCTTTAGCGCGCTTGCGTCGACGATAGCTTGATCTAATAATGATGACATGTATTAATTCCCTCTAGAAATTTGTTCATCAATAAATAGTGTTTTAAAAGGGTAAATGACCTTTTTATATATCGTTTTACTTAGTCGGTGAAACCCGAACCAGTAAACATAAACATTTGTTCTTTATCAATGCCTGTTAAGACAGCAAAACACTCAAATCCGCCGTTAGTGCCCCCGGCATCGGCAGATGCTACAAATATTTCTCGACATTTAACATCAAAACTTACTGAATCTTGGAGATTAGGTAAAGTTACAAAATGAAATCCTGTAATTGGGGCGCCAGTTGGATAGGAACCCGTATTTCCCGGGGTGCGATAACTATTTGCAGCCTGTTGGGCACAAAAATAAACTCGCAATGCCTGGGAACCTGTATTAATCACGGTAACATTTTTAGTAACTGTAGGAAATTCGACTTTGACTTCTCCTGTATCCGGTCCCCCAGATAACACCTCGGAACCAGTTATAAAGGGGTAACCTGATACTTGATAGGACCCCACATTATACAGACCATTTTTATAATTAACTGCCATCGAAAAATCTCCTACTTCTTTCTACTATAATTAGTTTGTTCTTTTTCTTTATTCTCTTCATTCGCTTTTTTAATAATTCGATCACGGTTTTTGCGCTGTTTACGGCGCTTTTCGGAGGGTTTTTCATATCTCATTGTTTCTCGATATTCTTCAACAATTTTATATTTTTTAACTTTTTTTATAAATCTTTTAACCATTCTTTGGGCGGTATCATTGCGTCCTCGCGGTTTTACTATGACATGCGCTGCTTTCTTGGACATTTATTCCTCTCTTTAAAATTAATTATTAACATGGGTCTATTCATTACGACGGTGGTAGTCCATTGAAATAATCTACGATTAGCCAGGTATCACCATCCTCTATTCCTGTGTTTTGAAGGGTGACCGCTTCCCATCGGGCATTTAGTGTGATTGAGGTTGCACCATCGATTTTTTGTTCGGCGGTTGTGCCACGTAGGCGCACCGAATCGCCGCCTGAAAAGGGGCCAATATCTTTAAAAGTCATTCTCCAGCCTACTGGCACATCATCGAAAGCTGGGAGCGAGAGGGTGATGGCACCCTGGCGATCGGTGTCCAGAAAAGTAATACTGGTATCTGTATCAATTACATGACCCGGTTCTCTAACTGTGCCAGATGAGGCAATGACGGTGGCTCCTTCAATTTGAAAAATTCCCATAACACTATTAATGAGTGCGGTCCCAAATCGGCCTGGTTTAAATGGCGACATGGCCATTTTCCTCCTCTAAGCATAAATAGTTTGTTTTATTTTTTAAATCATGTGTTTCCAATTCTTACCCCCTCCAAGCGCCATGAGGCCGGAAATATCTACGCCGGGGTCATTCGGCTCAAATGACGAAAGGGGACTTTGGGCGTTCCCTCCTCCACCTAAGCTTCCACCTTTGGAAAGGGGGGCCGTATTATCTAAAATACCTGCGAATTGAGAACCCATAGATTCTTCGAGTTTTCTTTTTCTATCTTCCAGAGAATTGGCAAGCTCTGGGTCAATGGCGGCAGAAGAGTATTCCGCAGATTCGTGTTGAGGCTGGCGCGTGGGCGATTCAGATCTCCCTTCCGTGAGTATCTGTCGGCCTCCAAGGCCCTGGACTACTTCACTTATTAACCCTGATAAAACTCCCTCTTCGAAGATGACTTCTTTAATGCATTGTTTAATGAGAGGTTTTAATATTTTTTTTAATTCATTGTGTTTCATTTTATGTGTCTCCCAAAATATCGTTTAGGGCTCGGTTAATCCTGTCAGCTTTAGTAAAAATATTAGGTTTTGATAAGGTTTTTCCTTCTCTAAGGGACATATATGCATTTGGAGTAGAAGGTTCTGATACAAAATCAAAACAAATAAGTTGGAAATCGTCTTCTACCATTGTACCCTCTCTCCCTTCCTTTACGGAACCAAGACCTCGGGAAGAAATGCCAAGTTTAACGCCTGAATCTACAAGTGACCTAAGAATTTTCCCAGAAGGAGTATCTAAAACTTTAGCTTTTCCCATTACTTTCGGGCCGTCCATCCAGCAATCGGTTATCATATGAGAAGCATTTTTAAGATTAATTACAGAATCATCAGGGTGGTCTAGTTCCCCAAGAGCGCGTTTTTCTTTAACTAATTTTTGATAATTTTTGATTTCTCTTTCTAAAACCTCGGTGGGGTAGATACGACCATTGCCGTTTTTGGTATCTCCCATTTGAAGGATCCCCACTAGATACATCCCTCCGTTGGCGACTTCAGTTTTCTCATTCTCTGTTAACAGATCTTGACAAATTCCTCCGTCACAAAGCTCATAATATTCTCTAAGTAAAACTTTAGACATATTTTAATATTCCTTTTCTAATTTAAATTAAATGCGGGCGCCACCCGCGTGAGTCAGCAGCCGCTTTTACAGCGTCGAACTCCTTGAAGCATATATCTTTTAAGCATTTAATCACCTCCCTTTTTATGATTTATCTTTATTCCACAGTCACTAAAAACCATGTTTAAAATGTACGATGTCCCTGAACTAATCCAGCCACAAATTAAAAAATTTATAACTGTGAGTTCAAAGGTAAATAGTTCGGTACAGGGGTTTATGCCGCACAAAAAGATACCCACCCAAAAGCCGATACACATAGGGCACGTCCAGAAATATCCTTTGGGACGAATCTTACCAAAAATCTTGCCAAAACATAGGAGCTGCGTCAGTCCGTAGGCTGTTAAGACGAAATAGAGAAGGGGCATTATTCTCTCTTCTTGTGTTCAAGCATATAGCTCATCCAATATGGAGCGTAATTATAGCCCGGGCGGATAGTACCTTTTTGGGCGGCTTGAGGGACTTCTCCCAATGCTGTGGAGTCTTCGCTGGTTGGCTCGGTTAAATAATTATCCATCATTTTTTCATAATCTTCGATATAATCTTCGTAAGGTTTCTCATGTTTTATAAACTCAGAAATTCCAAAAAGCACATAGCTTAGTGTATCATAATCGGCATTTTGAGACTCTGCGACTACAGCCTCTATAGAACCGTAGATATTTCCTCCACGAATAGAATCTAAAATAATTAATCCTTTTTGGCGCAAAAATTCAAATAATCTATTTTGAGAATCATATAGATCATTAGTTATTTGTTTTTTGGGAATAGTCAAAATTTTCTTTTCTTTCAACAACACAGCGATATCCATATCATTGTGATCGTAAATTAAAATATTACCATCCAATGTTCGACGGGCCTCTAGCTGAAGGACTATTTCTTCTTTTTTCCTGCCTACTTTGATTGTGATAGCCATTAACTTTCAATTTCCTTAACTAAATTTTGAATTTTGAGGATATCTTGGATAAATGGTGCATCTACATTACGTTTGTTCGTAGTATCTAATATCTCTAATACTTTAGTGGCTTTCTGAAACATGTTATCATCTTTTTTAATTTCGCCTAACCTGAGAGATTTTTTAACTTTTCCTTTTAATCGGGTAATTTCTTCATTTAAAAATACACGCAACTCAGTACCATTATCGGAAAAAGAAGAAATATATTTATTTAATAATTCTTTTTGTTCGGGAATCAAATCTCCATTATATTTTTGATTAAAATTCTTAATAAATGTTTTCAAGGTTAAGTTATTAATAGATTTCAGAAGCTTGTTTTCTTCTAGGACGGCTCCAGTCATATTAGCAACGATTTGTCGTTCTAATAAAACCCGTTGTTTTGTTTTGGTACCCGGATTAAAGATTTGATAAACAGTAGCCACATTACGATAATTGGGGATAAAAGTAGAAAAAGCGTCTTGAGTCACATATTTATTAATTTTAGTGATGAGAACGGTTTGTTCTTTAAATAATTGTGCAGAGTCTATTGTACAGCGTTGCATTCTACATTCAAAAATTAGTTTTTCGGCCGTATGGGGTTCTAAATTATCAGTTTCTAGCAACGCTTTATAAAGCTCTAAATCCCTTGACAACAAAGTTTTATTCTTAAAATTTTCCTTAATGAGAAATAAGATGATCTTTTTTTTCTTGTCATTTTTTTCGACAATAGATTTTGTTAATTCTCGTATAAGCACTTCAAAAATAAAAGCTGTGTTGCGTTTTTTATTATGCTTCATCTTCATCTGTTTTGATCTCCAAGTTTTCTAACTCATCGATTAGACTTTTAACCTCAGAGCGACCTTCAAACAATAACCTTTCTTCGTGTTTATAAGTAGATTCTTTATTTTCGTAAATCCCTTTTCCTAGACTCTTTAAACGCGATGCGCCTGGGGTCCACTGTTTTGGTTGAGGAATTCCTTTTACGCGGTAATTCTGTGGCCTTCCGTTTCGGCCGTCGCCCTTATATCCTACGGGAGTATATTCTTTCCCTTTGGCTTGGGTTTGTGTAGATTTAGGAGTGATTTTGTGCCCACGAACATCTCGCTTTGCGGGGGGGGCAGCCAATAAGGCGCCTCCTTCATCATCGGGTGCGGCTCCTGCGTCTGTATCCGCGCCGAGGTCATCGCCTAGATCGCCTAGATCCCCCAAGTCACCTCCTAAATCGGTGCCTCCACCGAGTTCACCTCCTCCCAAATCAGCGCTGCCGCCGAGATCACCCATGCCGCCACCAGCCTCTTGTTCGGCCTCTGCTTCAGCGGCGGCGTTAACTTGAGCCTCATATTTACGATCAAAGAAAATTTCTCGTTGGTTGCGTAAAAATTCATCTTCCGATAACCCGAAAAGATGCTCTGACACCCAACGACGAGAAAAATAATTTTCAGTAGCACTACCGGCAATTTCAAATTTAGTTTTCCAGTGTTCCATTTCTTGCAATTCAGCAATTTTAGAAGGATTGTTGAGCTTTAATCGGAAACTCACCAAGTCATCCCCTCGGAATCCTAAAGTATAGAGGTGAATAATCCCAATTTTTTCTAATTCGGAGACTACGGATCTCTGTAGGCGTTGGACCGTTCTGGAAAACCTCACATCTTTCTGGGCTAATGTAGTTTGATCTTCGGATGCTTCTCGATCAGCTGATAGATATGCAGGAGGAATTTTTATGGCTGCGAAAAGCTTATCGCGCAAATATTTGACATCATCGATATCCCCGGTAAATGTTCCGCCCGGAAGGCTTTCCACTTTGGAACTTTCCCCCCCTCTGACGGGAATAAAATAATCTTCCTCAACCGACATAGGATTATATCTCAAGTCGACTCGACCGGTACTAGAATCTACGACTTGGTTTCGCTTCATAGCCGTGATGGTTTTCTGAATATATTGCTCAACATCTTGAGGGGCAATATTGCCCACATCCATATAAAAAACTCGTCTTTCTGAAGATCGGACAATCCGGTACGCCATCATTGCATCTTCCATGAGGACTAATTGTCTCCAAATACGGCGAGCCGGCTCCATTACGGCGGTTCCGTATGGGGCGTATTTATCATTACCCAAGATACGGAAATGAGCTACTTGCCAATTTTCAAAAGTCATTCCGGCTGAGTTCCACTGATATTGGACGTAATTGGGGTTGGTAGGGTCTTCCCCCTCCAAACGTTCTACTTCTTTAAGCGGTAGAGCTATAACTCCGGTTATACCCATACGTTCGTCAATGTCTAAATAAAGCATAAAGTCGCCAAATTTGCACATAGACCGGCACCAACCAAACAAATTATGATCTAGATTTAGAACATTCGTGTATAGGGAGTGTAGGACGGCCCGGATCTCTTCGTTGGGACATTTAATATGCAGCATGTCTTCGAGCGCCGAATGAGTGGTCATTTCATCTGCATATATGTCTAAACCAGATGCTAATTCTGGCATGTATTCCATTTGTTCATAGTCGGTATACCGCTCTGCTCGATTCTGTTGAGCCATGATTTTAGAGTGCATGACATCAAAAGGACTATATTCGGACTTGCGAAACTGTTGGCCTGATGCCGAGCGGAATTCCGTTGCGTAACGGTCTAAAGAAGTACGACGAATTTTTCGATTTTGCTGAGTGCGCCAATTAGTAATGGGCCCCGAGAAGAGGCGCGTCAATCTTTGAAAAAGCGTTGACTGGGGGTTGGCTGGATTATTTTTTGTGCTATCTGCCATTTTTTATCCTTTGATTAACCAAGAATATTGTTCATATTCTTCCTTGGTTTTAAATAATTTTTCGTCTACTGCTTCTTGGCGGTTGTATCCTTCCATGCCAGGGAGCGTAGTATTAATGCGTGTATTAACTTTAATTACAGAGTCTAAACATGCTTTATTATATTCCAATGCTCGCTGGTTTACTGTAAGAGCTGTATCTCTCACCCAACAAGCTATTGCTAGGGCCATAATTAAATCATCGTTGTAACCGCGCATTGCTTGAGGTTTCCCGTTGTACCAAATAAAGGTTCGTAATTCATTAATTAATCGTATGGAATATATAGTAATTAGTTTATTGCGAATGAATTCCTCCATTTTTGATATAATCAAGGGCCGTGTTTTGGAAGAAGTAGTAAACCCTGCAATGGCTCCAGAATCTCTTTCGCCGCGTTGGCTATCTACAAATTCATGGGTTCCTTTTATAGAATAATAAAT